ATTGCCGAAAGGCAAGAAGCGGACGGCCTTGCTGGGTAAGCTCAAAGAGATTTTCCGGGCATCTCGGTCTCAGCCAGTGGGCGGGGTGATTAAAAAGATCAATCCGATTCTGCGCGGTTGGGTGAAGTACTTCGCGATCGGTCACTCGAGTCGGTGTTTCTCATTTATCCGAAACTGGGTGGAGACGAAGATTCGGCGTCATCTGGCCCGGGCGTGTCAACGCCAAGGCCTCGGTTGGAAGCGGTGGAGCAGGGAATTGCTGTACGGCACGCTGGGCCTCTTTTCGGAGTACCTTGTGTCGTATCGGGGTTCGGAAACTGCAGTCGCGCCGATCGAGTAGGTCCCATAACCTTTAACGTGAAGTGTGCAGGAGCGCGTAGTGCGGGAAATCCGCCCGCTACGTGCGATGTGGCGGGGGCTGGAAACCGGTTTACGGTTCGGATAGTGAGGCACTCCCAACGGAAACGGGGAGCAATGGATAGGCCGAACCTACGGAACCAAAGCGCCAGTCCTCGACCCTACCCTCAGGTGGCCGCGCTGCGGGTGAGCTTTCGCGAATGCGATCTCCCACGGCCCAAGACAGCCGTTTCGAGGATGCTGAAAGCGTTCTAGGGAGTTCTAGGGACCCATAATCAGCGTTTTCGATGCTCTGCATCCGATCCAGCGCCAGACTGAAGGAAACCGACTCAAAGGAGATCAAAGGGCGCACTGAAACACCTCAAAGGGACCGAAAGCAGCTGCTTGGGGACCGCTTTCGGCATTTTCCAACCCTTTTAGCGAGAGGCCGTTCCTGCCACTAGTTGCGTTTGTTGGTGACTCCCACAGTGATCTCGGCGAAGACATTTACCCCCGAAATGTTTATCCTTGATCTTAAGTCCACAAGAGTCTCGATTCAGGATTTGACTTTTGGATCATCGGAGGAGATCGCCATGAACCCCGCGTCGACAAGCGAATCGCAAAAAGCCGCTGAGGAAGCAGTTCGGCTATTCGAATCAAAGCCCGAGTTCGTACGCATCGCACTACGTATGCGGCAGAATCTTGAGGAGATAGATAAGCAACATCCTCCGGAGGCGGGCGTGTTTGCAACCGAGCCGCGCCTGAAGTTGGTGATGGAGCGCTTCGAGATTCGAGCGAAAGCCTTTCTGGAGCTGGTCTCTGATCTTGATACTCAGAACGCTTTCATCGCAATACTCCGGTCGATTAGTGTGGGGAGCTTCGAAGAATACACGGGCTTCCCAGAAGGACAGTTGATTCCGGTCGGAATGGAGACGAAGCGGGTGGATGCACTACGGCAATTGGTTCCCAAGTGGGAGAAGGCTGGTCCCGAGATACGGGAAAGCGGTTCGCTGGAGAGCGTGGCTCAGCAACGCCGAAAAGCAGTCGATCTTTACATAATGGAGCTGGAAGCAAAAACGGGAAGAAGGATCACGCGATCTGACATCTGGAGAAGTGCAGGCTATAGCGAGGCGACCCAGTTCGAGCGCTGGGAGAAAAATATCCGGGGCACAGCCGCGGCGGACAGAAGAATTTCTCAAGTACTCCGAGCCAAGCCTCACATGCATAAAGGTTAATGAAATAAAAATAGGCTGGTCCCGCTCGTCCCTCCTTCCTCCCGCCTTCCTCCCCCCTTGCCTCCCGCCAGGCTGGAGGCTGGAAACTGCCATTAGATTCGTGTTGTCGATGTTCTAAACAGCGCGAAGCCGGCGCCAAAAATGATTTTGGCTCACCTGGCAGAAGGAATTAACAATGCTTTGCTCTCCCTCCAAGCCGGAAATACAAATCTGGCCTATTGACCGCCTGAGCTTCTACCTCCGGAATCCCCGCAAGAACGATCACATCGTCGATCGCATGTGCAGCAGTTTCCGCGAGTTCGGATTCAAAATTCCAGTACTCGCCCGTAGTGATGGTGAGGTTGTGGACGGACACTTACGGCTCAAGGCCGCCCGCAAACTCGGGATCGCCGAGATCCCCGTGATTCTGTGCGATGAATGGACCCCGGCACAGGTCAAGGCATTCCGGTTGTTGGTTAACCGGTCTGCGACCTGGGCGGATTGGGACGACGATCTGCTCAAGCTCGAGTTGGAGGAGTTGCAGGAGCTCGACTTCGATCTCAATCTGACCGGGTTCGATCTGAAGGAGATCGATGATCTCGTGCTCGCGCCACCGGACCCTTCGGCCGATGACGTGCCAACGGTGCCGGTCATCCCGGTATCGCGGCTGAATGACTTATGGCTTTGTGGCGAACATCGGGTGCTGTGCGGCGATGCGACCCAGCCTGAAGCGGTGTCCCGGGTCATTGATCGCATCGTGGCGAAATTGCTTGTGACGGATCCGCCCTACGGCATCGAATTGGATACGGAGTGGCGCGATCGCGCCGGGCTGAACCTCCATGGCCGTGCGGCCCGTGCCGATTGGTCGGAGGTCTTCGCGCTGGTACCAACTCTGGAGGTCGGCTACGTTTGGCACGCATCTGTGTCTACCACAGAAGTCCTCAATGGACTACTGAGCATCGGGTTCCTGTATCCGCAACAGATCATCTGGGACAAAGGCCGGGCCGTGCTCACCCGTACCCACTACTGGTATCAGCGTGAGCCGGCCTGGTACGTGCGCAAGAAGAACGCGCCCTGGTACGGGAAGCCTGGTGAAAACTCTACGATCTGGGCCGTGCCATCGCCGAAGTTCATCATGGGAGGGTCGAAGGAGGAAAAGTTTGATCACCCCACGCAAAAGCCAGTCGAGCTGATGCGTCGCCCGATTCTCAATCACACGGAACGGGGCGAATGGGTCTTTGATCCTTTTCTCGGGAGTGGAACCACGCTCGCGGCTGCGGAAATCACCGAACGCTTGTGCTGTGGTCTGGAATTAGACCCCAAATATGTAGACGTCGTCGTGCAACGTTGGCAGCAGTTGACGGGCCGCAGAGCCATCTTGGATGGGGACCGTCGCAGCTTTGAGGAAATTGCCCGTGAGCGGTCCCAAGCTAAGGAGGAGGTGTAATGCCGCGCCCTCGTCTTCAGCCGAGCGATGAGCAGCGACGGATGGTCAAGACGCTGTCCGCGTTGGGCATTCCGCAGAAGCAGATCGCTCGTCAGGTGGGGATCCGGTCGGACAAAACACTGCGCAAACATTTTCGGGAAGAGCTAGATCGAGGGGAGACCGAAGCCAACACGAAGGTCGCGCAAACCCTATTTGGGATGGCCATTTCCGGCCAGCACCCCGCAGCAACTTTCTTCTGGCTCAGCCGCTCCGGATGGCGAGACCGGCGCACATTTGAGCGCACCACCATTGCGCCCCCTCCGTTTGTGGTGGCGAAAGAGGAGGTAAGTAGCCATGGTTCGTCTTAAACCTCCTCAATGGACGGTATTCAATGACCGCAGCCGGTTCCGCATCCTGGTCGCAGGCCGGCGTTTCGGGAAAACGTACCTGGCGTTAGTGGAGTTGTGCCGGTCGGCCTGGAGCGCCGGCCGGCTGGCCTGGTACGTGGCCCCTACTTACAAACAGGCCAAACGGATTGCCTGGGTACCGTTAAAGCAAATGACGCGTCCCTACTGGGTTCGCCAACCCAATGAAACCGATCTACGGATTGACCTCATTACGGGTGGCAGCATTTGCCTGCGCGGCGCCGATAATTATGACTCCTTGCGCGGTGAGGGTCTGGATTTTCTGATCTTAGATGAGTACGCGGCCATGGATCCGGCGGCGTGGAAGGAGGTACTCCGGCCGGCTTTGGCCGACCGTCGAGGCGGCGCTTTGTTCATCGGCACTCCCCGCGGCCACAATCATTTCTTCGACCTCTACCAAGAGATGCAAAGCCAGCCGCACTGGCGTACCTTCCAGTTCACTACCGAAGAGGGCGGGATCGTGACGTCGGAGGAATTACGAAGCGCCACTCAGGAACTCGATGAGCGGACCTTCCGGCAGGAGTTTCAGGCCTGCTTCGAGAATCTGACTACGGGTCTGGTCTACTACGCTTTTAATCGCGCTGACCAAGTCGCGGATGTGACATACCAGAAAGGATTGAGCCTGTGCTGGTCCCTGGATTTCAATGTCAACCCGATGTGTTCCGTCATTGCCCAGATCGAGGAAGATCCACTGTATACGGATAACAGTTGGTTCACGGGTGCACGGGTGACAGAGCAGCAACCGCACCGGACGGTAGCAGTGATCGAGGAGATCGTGCTGGCCGACGCGCATACCGAAGCGGCGTGCGAAGCCTTTCTGGCGAGAACCTCACCTTGGCTGGAAAGAAACAGCCTGCCCATCCGAGTGGACGTCTATGGAGACTCCACCGGTGAGACCCGGCGTTCATCGGCGTCGCGGACCGACTGGCAACTGGTGCGTGATTTCTTCGCCCGCCATAGTGATCGATATCGCGCCGTATTCCACGTACGCTCGACGAACCCTCCGGTACGGGACCGGGTGAACTGCGTCAACGCAAGGCTGCGCAACCAAGCCGGGGAGCGCCGCCTGGTGATTCATCCTCAATGCAAGCAGTTGATTCAGGACTTTGAACGGGTGCAATGGAAAACCGATTCACAGGGTAATTCCTGGAAGGAGATCGACAAATCCGATCCCGCCCGCACCCATGCCAGCGACGCGTTAGGGTACATGATCGCTCAAGAGTTCCCGATGCGCTCAGCGGGAGTTTTTCACAGCGAGCGGCTGCTCTAAGAGAGGGAGGGCGGGGTTGACCTTCAGCGTGTGCTTTGGAAGAGCGATGCACACAGCAGACTGTAAGGTGCCGAACACCGTCCATTAGTTGATACTCGCACGCCTGCCCGTGCAGGTCACCACTAATGGACGGTGCGAGGTTCACGAAAACCCAATGAATAGTGAGAGACTCCCAGTGCTCAAGGATTTCTGGTATTTGGCTTTTGTGAGCATTTTGCAGGACGAAACTTCTCACGAGATCGACCCGCAGCAAGGTCACTGGCAAAGCCGCCAAACCAGCTAAATCAGCCAAGGTGTCCGCGCCGAGCCAACCTCGCCCGAGCGGGAAGAAGACGGACACGCCAGAGGCTCGCCAGAGTCCCCGTGCGCCGAAGCCAGAAAGTAAAGGCGCGCAACTGCTGGCCTTGATCGGCCGCGAGCACGAAACAAGCATGGACCAGCGAGTTCTGTTTCTTAGTATTACGGCCGCAGCGGTGGTGTCGATTCTGTTGGCTGTAGGTTGCGCTACGCGCCCATCCGCGACTCTTGCGGACAAGGTCTTCTCTGGCTTCACTTACATCGGAACGAATGACAGTACGACCATCCAGACGACAGCTCAAGCATTGCCGTCATCTTTGGTCCCGAGAATCCGATATGTCTTCCTTCTGCCGCGTTCCTCTGCAGACCTGGGGCAATGGCCGACGCTAAGAAAACGGTTAGAGGGCGCAGGAGCGCGGATTGAACGAGCACCGCAATCAGGAGGCGACTTGGCGAACATTTCTGTAGGTGGTCCACTGTTCAAAATAGACTTTCGCTCACTACTGTCCAAATTAGCCGGAAACCCTATCGGCGGTTGCTGAAAACACAAATGGTTACCCAGCCCGAACGGCCCTCTCGCCCGGGCAGGTTCGCCCTTCCATCAACCTGCCATGCTGTCTAAGTTAGAGGATCCGGTTGAATCGATGTGCCGTTGTTACCCAGGTACATTCATGGCTGCGGCAGCGAAGGGTCGTATCTGGGACGGCCATTACTGGTTCCAACATGAGCCCTGCGCCTACGTCCGGAAGAAGAATGCACCCTGGTATGGGAGTCCGGGCGAGAATACGACGATCTGGCATGCCGCCTCGCCGAAGATGATCATGGGCGGCTCGGAGGAGGACAAGTTCGATCACCCCACGCAGAAACCGGTGGAACTGATGCGCCGGCCCATCCTGAATC